CCCTCGAGAACACCTCTTTCGGGCAGACGGCGCGGACGTTCGTCGCGGGTCTTCAGAACAACGAAATCACCCTGACGTTCTTCATGCAGTACTCGGCGAACGACGTCTACGCGACCCTCCAGCCCCTCGTCGGCGATATCTGCGCGATCAAGATCAAGCCTTCAACCGGCAACGAATCCGCGACGAACCCAATCCAGATTCTCACCGGCGCCTACCTTGCCGCCCTGCCCGTCTTCAACGGCTCGGTCGGCGAACTCTCAACCGTCGACGTCACGTTTCAAGGCGGGACGTGGTCGGCAGACACGACCGCGCCGTAACCCCCAGCGGCTCCGGCCCGACACGGAAAGAGAACATAAATGCACGTCCGCATTAGGTACACAAAGACCGGCGAAGAGAGCCCGGTTGAGGTCGTCACCACGCTCGCAAATATCGTCGCGTGGGAGCGTCGCTTCAAGCGGAAAGCCTCCGAAATGGCTAAAGAAGCCGGCGTCGAAGATCTCGCCTACCTCGCATGGGAAGCGTCCAAGAGCGCAAAGGTCGTCGTCCCCGCCGTCTTCGACGACTTCGTCAACCGGCTTGAGTCGCTGGAGATCACGGAGGAAGTCCCCACAAACCCTTCCTCCGCGGCACCTACGGACGAGCTCTAGCCGAACTCCTAGTAGCTGTCCACTGGTGGCCGCCCGATGTACCCTTCGGAGTAGTCGAGCTGGCAACGGTTAGCGCCGTGCTCGAGGAACGCGCTAAAAAACGAGGCCGCTAATGACTGTCGAGATCACCGGAGCAAAGGAGACCCTCCGAGCGCTCGGCAAGGTTGAGCCGGAAATGCGGAAGCAGTTCACCCGCGACGCTAAAAAGATCGCGAAACCGATCGTCGACTTGGCAAGGGCGAAATACCCGACCAAGTACCTGTCCGGGATGTTCAAGACGTGGGCGCCGAAAGGCCGCGTCCTATTTCCCTATTCCCAATCCAAGGCCCAGCGCGGCGTCCAAGCCCGCGTGAGCTCCGCCCGGAAGAAGAACTACCTCCTCGCCGTTGTGCAAAAAGACCCCGCCGCGGCGATCGTCGACATGGCCGGCAAAAAGACCCGAGGCAAGATCGGCCCCGGATCAACCCCCGGAGAACGGTTCGTATACAACCTTTTCGGAGATTTCGGCAACCCGTCCCGCGTCATGTGGCCAGCAGCCGAAGCCCGCTCCGCCGCCGTCGAGCGTGAGCTCTCCGACCTCATCGACCAAGTCTCTGTCCGCGTCGGCTCCGAAATGAGAAAGTACTAATGGCAATTACCGTCAAGATCATCTCGGACTTCAACGACCGAGGCGTAAAGAAGGCGGAATCGTCGCTTGGCGGCCTGTCCAAGACCGCAAAGATGGCGGGCGCCGCTGTCGCCGCCGCTGGTGCAGCTCTCGCGGTCGGACTGGCAAAGGCAGTCCAAGCCGCCGCCGAAGATCAGAAGAGTTTCGCCCAACTCGAGAACACACTTCGCAAAGTCACCGGGGCGACCGACGCGCTCATCGAGGCAACCGATAAGCAGATCGGGAAGATGTCGATGCAGTTCGGTATCGCGGACGACAAGCTCCGGCCGGCTCTTGCGAACCTTGTCCGGGCGACGGGCTCCGTAACCCTGTCCCAAGATGCCCTCACTTCGGCAATGGATCTCTCCGTGGCAACCGGAAAGGATCTCGACGCGGTCTCCCTCGCGCTAGGTAAAGCGCTCAACGGGCAGACAACCGCTCTCGTCAAGATGCTCCCCGGCCTCCGCGGCGTAGTTGAAGAAGGAATGCCAGCCGCCGACATCCTCGCCGCAATCAACGGGCAAGTCGGCGGAGCAGCTCAAGCCAATACGAAAACGTTCGCCGGAGCGCTCGAGCGGATGAAAGTGATCTTCGGCGAAATGGTCGAGACCGTCGGCTCGTGGCTCTTGCCCGCCCTTGTCCAAGTCGCCGACGTCCTCAACAACGCCCTCGGACAAGCGTTTACGTTTCTCTCCGACGTCGTCGGCCCCAAAGTCGAAGGCGTCTTCTCACGGCTCGGCGAAGTGTTCCGTAGCCAAATCCTGCCCGTCCTTCAAGACTACGTAATCCCCGCATTCCTCTACTTGGCAGACATCTACTACACGAAAATCCTTCCCGTCGTTGAAGCACTCGCCAAAGTCTTCGTCGACAAACTGGGAAAAGCGTTTACCATGATCCGCGAAAAACTTGAGGAGAACCAAACAAGCCTCGCCGGTCTCCGCGAGTTTATGGATAAGGTCGCCGTATTCGTAGAGCGATACCTCGGCCCCGCTCTCGTCAAACTGTCCGGCCGCTACCTCGACGGCGTCATCTTCGCGATCGGGAAGTCAATCGACGCATTCGCGAAGTTCGTCGCCATAGTCAAACCGATCGCCGCGGTCGTCTTCGGCGCCGTCAAATCCATTATCGAAGCCATCGTCGGCGTCATCAACTTCGGCATCAAAGGAATCAACCTATTCCTCAAGGCATACAACGCGCTCCCCGGTTTCCTCAAACCGTTCGGCGACGTCAAACTCATCCCCGAAATCGTCTTGCCCTCCTTCGACCTCACCGACTACGCCAAAGGCGGGTTCGGCTACTTCGGCGAGAACCGCGGCGACATGGCCGGCGGCACCAGCCCGGGCGGCCTCGACCTAAGCGGCTCCTCGCCAACCGGAAGCTCGTCCGGCGGTCGCACTAGTGGCACGGGGCCGTCGGCTGGAGGCGGTACGGGGCCGTCGTTCTCGTCGCTCGGCCTTGCCCTCGACCTCTCCAACTATCAACCACCCGCAGACTTCCTCGCCGGTTACGACCCGTTCGCCGGTATGGGCTTTACCGTCAACGTGAACGGCGGCCTCGCCACCTCCGCGGACATTGGAGCCGCCGTCGTCGACGCCATCAAGCAGTACACGAACGTGTCCGGCCCTGCCGATATCGCGGTCGCCTAATGCCAACCGCAACCATCCCCAACGGCGGCACCTACGAACTCGAAGTCGACATCGGCTTCTCCCCCGACGCATTCACCCTCGACTCGGCAACCCGCGGCGTCCTAGACGACCCCGATTTCGTGCTCGACGGAACGACCGCGTTCGCAAGCATCACGAACTACGTCCTCAACGTGGCAATCAACCGCGGCAGAAAAGACCCCGACGACCAGTTCGGCGCCGGGACGATGAGCTTCACCCTGAACGACACCGGAGCCGACGGCGTCTTCTCACCATTCGACAACGACTCCCCATATTTCGACGACATCACCGACTACCCCGGACTCGCCCCCGGCCGCGAAATCCGGTTCTCCCGCTACGACGCCTCCAACGTCAAGCAGACCCTCTTCGTCGGTCGGATCGTGAACTACAACTACGATTTCCAGCTCGGCGGTCTCGACACGGTCAACGTTTACTGTGCCGACCAGACCTATTGGCTCGCCTCGACCTATCTGACCGCGCACAACCCGACTAAAGAGTTTACCGGCGCCCGCGTCGCCGCAATCCTTGACCGGGCAGAAGTCAACTATCCGACCGGAGCAGCACGAAACATTTCCGCCGGAACCGTCGAGCTGGGCGGCGGCGGCTCCTATTCGATCGCCGAAGGGACGAACGTAAAGGCATACTTCGACGACATCACCTATTCGGCGGAACGCGGCCGGATCTTCATCGACCGGGAAGGCGTACTCGTTTCCCAGAACCGAGTTGGAGTAACCCTTTCGGCGCCGGTCGTCACGTTTAGCGACGACCTCGCCCAACCAACCCAAGCCCGATACAACCGGCTCGGGATCACGTTCAAAGCGGAGGACATCGTCAACCGGGTAGCAGTCACCCCAGCCGGCGGAACCCAGCAAGTAGCAGAAGACCTCGCCTCCCAAGCCGAGTTCCTTGTAAAAGCCCTATACCTTGACGGGAGCCTTCTTCACGACAACTCGGCCGCCCTTGACTTAGCCGACTACCTCCTGTTCCCCGAAGCCGAACCACGATTCGACTCCCTCGAAACCTTCTTCGGAAGCCTTACCGCGACCCTCCGCGACGCTTGCGCCACCCTCGACGTAGGCGACACGGTCATAATCACTAAGCGGATCCCAGTCGGCGGCGTCCTAACCGACCGATCCGAAGAGCTCGCCCTCGAGGGCGTCTCGCACCGAATCACCTTCGACCGCGGCCACACCATGCAGATCTATACGTCCCCGACCGTCATCGTCTACCCGCTCATCCTCGACGACGCCAATAACGGCATCCTCGACCTCAACGTCGTAACCTAAGGAGCACCATGGCAGTCCCCCCAGACTTCGTCGCCGGATCAGTCCTCACGGCCGCCCAAATGAACGCAATCGGCCTGTGGCTCATCAAGACCCAGACAATCGGCTCGGCAGTGACTACCACCACGGTCACCGGCGCATTCTCCGCGGACTACGAGAACTACCGGATCGTCGTCGCTGGCGGCGTGTCCTCCGCAAACACCGGTAACAACAACTTTGCGCTCACGCTGGGCTCAACAACGGCCGCCTACTATCAGTCCGCGCAAGGCGCAACCTTTGCGGCAGCCGCGGCATCGGCCAACGTTTCCAACGGTGCGGCATGGCTCTGCGGCGGCCAGTCAACGTCAAGCCTCAACATGGTCGCGGACATCTTCCGCCCGTTCGCAGCCGACGAAACCGCTATCGCGTTCTCGTATGTCTCAATGTTGACGACCGGCTATGGCCTCACGGGAGCCGGCTACCTAAACAACACAACGTCCTACACGGCTTTCACGATCACGTCACTCGCCACCACCACCCACACCGGCGGCACCGTGTACGTCTACGGCTACCGGGACTAGGAGAAGACCATGTCCGACCCCGTCATCGTCCAAATCGACGACGTGCAACGTCCCGCCACTCCAGCAGAGTTAGAGGTCATTGATACCGTCCAGCAGTTCATGGCCGAGCAACCGCTCATCGGTTCCGCCGAATAGTTTCGTGGAAACGCCCGTCGTGGTGGCCATTGTTTCGGGCGCCGTTGCAATCGTTGTCGCGTTCATTCAAGCGGCAAGGAAGCAGAACCACGACGACCACGCCCGAGTCGAGCGAATCCTCGGCCGCATTGAGGGCAAACTTGACTCCCATATCGACGACAAGGGCCGCCATGTCTAAACGCGACAAGCAGCTCCTCGCCTCCTACGGCCGCTCCTTCGCTGGCGCCGTCCTCACCCTTTGGATCGCCGGCGAAACCGACCCGAAGACGCTTCTCGCCGCGGGCGTCGCCGCAATCCTTCCGCCGCTTCTTCGCTGGTTGAACCCTAAGGATCCGGCCTTCGGACGTGGCGCGCCCCGCTAAACCCGGCATACCCGGTTCCCGCCCGTATACGGGTTTTGACGGGATCGCTCCGGGTATTGCAGGCGGAACCGCTCAATGGATCCTCGAGGCGCGCCGCACCTCTGAGGGAATGCTCGCGAACCTCGGCGCTTACGGCGTCCGCCCAATGCGCGGCAAGAAGCAAACCTCTGTCCACGCCACCGGCCGCGCATGGGACGCCGGATATCGGACACGCAAAGGACGCCCCGCCGGCCGCGAACGGATCTTCCCGTGGCTTGAGCGAATCGTCGAGCACAACGCCGACCTCGGGATAGAGGCGATCCTCGACTACGCCTACGGCGCCCACGGCCGCGGCTTCTTCTGTGACCGCCAGAAGTGGCTGGTCTATCAAACCGACACGATCCTCGGAGGCGGCAACCCTGCCTCTCAATGGTTCCATATAGAGCTCTCGCCCCAGTTCGCCAAGTCTCCAACCCTTATTAGGCAAGGCTTCGACAAGGCGTTTCCAGAAATCCCCCGCAACGCCTGACCAGCCCGTTAGGGTTTCTGATACCCGACGAAAGGCCAGCAGACGATGGAAGTCTCCACCTACCTCTATGAGCCCTATGTGGCCATGCTCGACGACGGTAGGCAGGCGCTCGTCCAAATCTTCCGCGACCCCACAACCGGGCAAGTCAAAAACTGCCAAATTGCGTTTCGCTCGTTCTCTTGGGAGACGTGGGGAACGCCTTACCCGTTGGAGCCTCGCTAATGGAAACAACCGCTATAAGAGTGATAATCGGCGTCCTAGCCTCTTTAGGGCTTCTCTGGCAGATACCCGCCTCAGAACGCCAAAATGAGGCCTCTGAGGCCGTCCTATACGTCCCAGCCAGCCTGCCGACCTTCCCGCCGTCGT